ATTTTTTAAGTGCCAACGCCTTACGGGTTGGACGACCCTTCTCATCTTTCATAGGGCCTTTCATGCCTGCAAATCTAGCTGCAAACGAAACTCTTCTAGGATTTTTACCTTTAGGAACAGGAGCTTTTAAGTTAGCACCTTCTTTGTTTTTAAAATACTTTCTGCCTGCTGCAGTTAAACCACCAGTTTTACTTTTATGTTCTTTTCTCATGTTCTATACTGTCTTACTTTCTTTGCAACGGACTTCGGTTGTTTCACATGCTGTTTGCCCTTTTTTGTTCCTTTTCGCTTTGCTCTTGTCGTGGCCGCATACTCCGCAGACGTTAGACTGTCTATCGCTTTCTTGGGGAGGTATCTTTCCCCAGTAACGCTTGATTTCTTGCCAGACTTCGTTTGCCATTTTTGTTTACCCCACGACTTGAGACTTTGTTGACTTTTAGCTAGTGCCATTACCAAATAGCGACTATAATAATAACAACTGCTACTACTGCTAGACCAATTTTGTGATCTGACCAATAGTGTTTTAATTTATCTTTTATGTTACTTATCATGATTTGTATCCTCCTCCAGCTTTCTTATATGCTTTAGCCATTGCTTGCGCTTTACGTGCACTCCATTGGCCTGCAGCGGTTCCATGAGAAGCCTGAGCTTTAATTCTATTAAAGATCTTTTTTCTCATTGTCGGCTTAGTATAATTACCAGCCTTATTTACTGTACTTTTTGACTTTTTTACTGCCATTTTTAATTACCCCCTGTAAAACTTTAGCTTGACCAGCATGCGACTTAGATGCTTTCTTTAAACCTTTAATTACTTTTTTAACTGTTTTTATTTTTTGTTTCATTTCTTTTTATTTTTTCTAGCATTAACTCCACTAGAAACTACTGTTCCTGCGGCTGTACCTTTACCAAAATCTTTAACAGGTTGTAATTTCTTTTTAACTTTATTTTTAGTTGCTTTTTTAGCAGGATTTAAAATAAGTTTTTTAGCATCTTTCATTTTAATTTTGTTAAATACACTTTTTGCAGCTTTTTTACCTGCAGGAGTTTTGAGTGCTATTCTTCCTCCTAGTTTTAATAAACTAAAAAATCCCATTATTGCCTTCCTATAGTTGTACTAATAATACTGTCTACATTAGATGTTAATTTTTCTGCTGAGTCCATTGCCATCTGTGCTTCTTTTAATTTACGATCTTCATCTTTATTTTCATCATCAATCATTATTTTAGATTCTTGTAAATCCATTTTGTCTTGATGCATTTTCATATCGTCCATTAATTTTTTAGCACGCAATGCTAAGTCTTGTCTTTGAATTTCTAATTGTTCTTGTGATGAATCTTTCTTTTCACCATTCATGATTTTAGTCTTCTCTTCATCAAATTGTAAAACTTTATCTGAAGCATCCGCGGCCATCAATGCAATCTGATTTTCCATTTCAGGTGGAAGCTGTTGACCAGCCATAATCATTTGTTGCGCTTGTGGATCTTGAATCATCTGAGCCATTTGTTGTTGATACTTCATAGCTAAGTGATCTTGCATATGAGAGACTAGAAGTTGTTGAACTGCTGGACTTTCAAATGAAGGATTCTGCATGAACGTACCATGTGTAATAATATGAGCATCATGATTTTGTTCTGGTTTTGCTTGAAGAGGTGCCCCCTTAAGCGCCGCCATGTTTTCAGATATAGGGTCTGCACTAAATGGTTGCTGTTGTTGTTTTAAATAACGTTGTGGTTCGCTTATTCCCATTGCAGAAAATAATTCCATGCCAATTTGTTCCATGTTATAAGCTGCAGGATTTTGTTGTGCTATTGACATAATAGCATTTATCTTTGCAATCCTATGTGCCTCTGTAGGCATATTTGGATCTGATACTGGAATAACATCAATTGATTTTAAATTAAAATCTTTTTTAAATACTTGCTGTGCACCACCTGCGACTTCATATGGATATAAATCGGGAAGATATTCATAATCTAGACGTGTAAGTATTCGCAGGTTTTTTGTTTGTGCGGCATGTAACCGCTTGTGCACAGCGCTGAACAGCTTTGAAGACTGTTCAAGTAGAGCCATAGTCGTTCCGACTGGCCCATAGTTTGTTGCATTTTCTACTACGTTATCAGTAGAGTCTGCAAATTGCGATGCGAGTTTAGAAGCATAATCCATTAAATTAAATAATGTAGATGATGGTTCTTTAAATGGAAGTATCTGTAATGATTTTCCTAAGTCACCCGCTGGAGCGTTTACCTCTCTAAATTCACCTGGTGCAATAGGCTCGTCAGGGGCAAGGACACGTAAACCGTGTGCCTTGAATCCACCTGGCAAGTTCGCAAAGGTTCCTGCATCAATTAATTGACGCATGGAGGAAGTAGCTGTTTTAGTTAATCCACCAATAAGATGAATATAACCATATCCGTAAAATCCTAATCCAGGAATCATTGTATAATGTGTAAAATACATTTTCTTTTTACGCATCGTATCATCTGCATCATAGTTTCTTCTAATTGCGAGTACTTCACCATCTTCAGTCATATGTACTATGTATGGCAGTTTGATACCATCTGAATCTTCAAATCCTGGTAAATCTATATTAACATGCATTTCGAGAATACTTGCATAATCATCATTCTCACCAGGTTTACTTGAACCAACAGTTTCATCTGATAATTCATCAGCTGATGTTTGGTCAATAGTATAATCTACATCTACATCTACATCCCTAAATACTCCTGCTAATTGCATTTTCTTTATTTCGTTTTTAGATATTAAATATTTGTGAGTATAACGTTCTGCTGTTTCTAAATCAGATGCATAATAGTCTACATAAAAATCTTGTGCTTTTATAAATTCTGTAACTGGTCTTTGTAAGGCTGGATTAAAATAAGTTTTATTAAATGATGTGCCATATAATGCTACATGAAATAACATCTTATCTAACTCAGGCCCATACTCAGGCATTTGTGTTTGTGTTTGCCAATTTAAAAATTGACGTACACGATTTGATTGATCTAATTTTTCTTGAGTTTGAGTTCCCATTATTACAGTACGCACAGGGCCTTCTGTTGGAAATAATTCTTTATATGCTTTTGCTTGAAACTTTACAACTGCTTGAGCTAATACCGGATGTGTAACTCCTGATGAGCCTGGAAATGAACCAGCTGAATCATCATATTGTAATCCTAAAAGATTAATACCATCTTCTGCTATTTCATCATATTCTTCTCGTGATTGTTTATCTCTATCAAAACCTTCTAATAACTCTTGTGCAACTGCTTGCACTTCTGCGTCTTCCATAACATCTGCTAAGTTAGCATCATGTTCTGTATCCATCATTGGTTCTTCATCAAGAAGACCCATTGCATCGGCTTCGTCTATTTCTGTTTGATCTGTTAATGTAACTTGCGCACCGCCATCTTCCATAGCCGTAATATCTTCAGAAGTTGGTATTTCTGCTGATATCGCGTCGTCTTCCAATTGTATTCTTTTTTCTATTGCCATTTATATCCCCTAATAGTAACGTCTAGATTCTCTATTATAGATCTCTTTCTCTCTTTTGTCAAGGAATGTGTCAGCTGTGTTTGATACATAACCACCATTTCTCATCCACAACAGAGCTTGTGTTACTGTATCTACTAAGTCATCATGAAGTCCTGTAGGAAATGCTCTGATCTCATCTATTACTTCCATAGCCCAATCTTTTTTAAAAGGTGCATAGATTCTGCCATTGTGAAATAAAGAAGATATTGCATAAGCCCGCGCAACCTTGTCTCTATCTGGTTGAAACTCAAATATAGGAATACCTGTCAAACGCAAGTCTTGTATTAAAGATTGACCTGATGCTTTTTTCTCGATCAATACAGAATCTGGATTGTGTTCATGGTATTTGGATACTGCTTTTTCTCTAAGCGTAGGAAAATCCCATCTACCTTTCTCAGCTCCTAATAATATAAGATTTGGAACTTCTAAACCAGAACTAAATACTCCCCATGTGGTTACAGCACTATAATCGGCTGTACTTCTTGTAGAAAATGCTGTATCCCATGATTGTATGATATATTCGCAATCAGGGGGGCTGGGATTATCCCAGTTTTGCCACCAATCTAGCTTAATGATGTTACCTTCTTCAGCAGAAGGTGATTGTCCATAAAGTGCATCGAATTTAAAGGGGGGCGTATTGTTTTTTGTACGTATTATTTCTTCAGTTGTCCAGCAAAATCCGTTTTCTACGTCTGCTTCTGGCCAAAATGACTCCCCGAGCTCTAAATTAGTATAATTTTGCGACAAATATCCTTGTTTTACAAGCTTTTTTCGTGCTTTTTCTAGTTTTTCTAAAGATTCTGTAGTATTTAGGGCCGGTATGCGTACTACTTCCCACTTATCTGACATAGGTGAGCTGTCTTCCATGGCTAATAGGTGGCCAGAAAGATCTCTTTCATGCCATCTTGTCATAACTATAACTATTTTACCACCAGGCATAAGCCTTGTACGTAAACCAGAGGCGTACCACTCGTTTAAACTCTCTCTTCTAGTTTTAGAAAATGCGTCTTGCTCTGATATTGGGTCATCTATAATAGCGAGATGGGCACCAAAACCTGCAATACCTGATCCAGAACCAGCTGCTAGGAATGAACCTGCTTCTTTGCCTTTATGTTGCAGACCCCAACTGTTTGCTGCTCTGTTATCTTTGCGAATGTTTGTTTGAGGAAATATAGCTTTGTACTGCGGCGTATTTATGATATCACGAATAGCACGGCCGAACCTTGTGGCCAAGTCATCACTGTGTGATACTGCAATCTCTTGCCAATATGGATTCTTGCCTAGAGCCCATGCTGGAAAGTATGTTGATGTTATAAGTGATTTACTAGAACGCGGCGCAACAAAGACCATGAGCCTGTCATTTTCATTGTTGGCTATCTTCATGAGTTCATCGCATAGAACTCTGTGGTGCGGGCCAATACTAAATGAGGGATTCATTAGCATTACAAATGCTAACAAGTCATCTCTTGCTTGTTTAACGGCTAGTCTTGAGGCGGCGTTTCTATCTTCTACTGTTACAGACATATACTGTTTTTCCCCATATCACTAATTGTGAATGTAAATCTTCTGGTGGATTATCGGGATCGTATAAGTTTAGTTGTGGGTTTAGTACCATATTTGTATCTCCTGTGATTTGTATGGTTGGCATTAAAACTTTTTACTGTATGAAAT